AGATCAACTGCGTACGTCTATAGGCCAGCAGTTTACTACGGCACAGGAAGAGCGTCAAGAGCTACAACAGGCAATCATAGCTGTCGGTGGTGACGTAACTCAGCTTAGTGACGACATGATGCTACGGTTCCAACAGCAGGACCAGAGCATAGAAGAACTGTTTGCTGGTACTAACGTAAACATTGAAGCGTTACGTCAAGGGCAAATAACACAACAAGAAGCATTTGACGCTTACCAGCAGTACACAACAGAACAGTTTGGTCAAGCACAGCAAGACCGACTAGCACTAGCTCAAGAAATAATTAGTGTTGGTGGTCAGGTAGAAGCACTTAGTGCAGACAGTCAACAACGCTTTGCTGAGCTAGGATTGTCTCTTGCTGATCTGCAAGAAGAGTTCAATGTAAACTTAATTGGTCTACAAGAAGGACAGATTAGTCAAGCTGAAGCGTTTGGCCAGTTTAGAGACAGTGTTACTACACGGTTGGGCTTGGCAGAAGAAGAACGTGAAGAAATACTAACACGTCAAGCTGACTTTGAAAGAATGTACGGTGAAGAGCAACAAGCACTGCAAGAGCAAATCACTACTGGTAACTTACTAACTATGTTAGCTGGTGGTGGTATGTTTGGTGGAGCAGCTGCGCCTGCTAGAGCGCCTTATAAAGAGTTTACAAAAGGTATTACGTACCGCCCTAGAGAAGCAGTACCGCTTGCTATTAAAACGCCAGCTTTAGATTACAACGAAGAAGCACAAAAATTATTAATGCGGACACGCAGACGAGGAATGTTGGTATGACGTACCTTAACCTAATGAATAACGTACTACGTCGATTACGAGAAGAAGAAACGACATCGGTTACTAGTACTACCTACGTTAAGATGGTAGGTGATTTTATTAATGATGCAAAGAAAATGGTAGAAGAAGCCTCTGATTGGTCTGCCTTGCGAGATACTATTGTTATTAGTACTACTGCATCAGACAACAGCTACTCACTTACTGGTGGTAGTGACAACGTAAAAGTAATGTCAGTACTTAACGACACTGAAAATTGTTTTATGGGTTATCAGACTAAGGACTGGTTTAATGAGCAGCTGTATTTAGTTGATGCTGCAGAAGGCGCACCACGGTACTACACGTACAACGGTCTAGACTCTAGCGGTGATACAGAAGTTCTTGTAGGACCAACTCCTGATGCTGTGTACAGCTTGAGGTTTGATGTCGTAAAAAGACAAGCAGATCTTTCAGCTAATGATGATTCGTTGCTTGTTCCTGCAATGCCTGTTGTTCACCTTGCTGTAGCGTTGCTTGCACGAGAGCGCGGTGAAACTGGCGGTACTTCTGTTGCTGAGTACTTCCAGATTGCTGATAAGTTTTTGTCTGACGCTATTGCTATAGACGCAGCAAAGCACCCTGAAGAGATGGTATTTAGGACTATTTGATATGGCTCAACAACTGCAAAGTATCAATCTTGTAGCTCCAGCGTTTAAAGGTGTTAACACCGAAGACTCGCCGTTGGCTCAAGACCCGTCGTTTGCAGAGATTGCAGACAACGCTGTGATTGACAAACGTGGTCGTATTGCTGCACGTAAGGGCCACACTGTTGTAACAACAAACAAGACTGTACTGGGCACTGACTCGTTACGGGCTATCAAAGAGTACAAGGACAACGCAGGAAACACCAAGATATTCTCTGTTGGCAACAACAAGATTATGAGTGGCACAACTACGTTGGCAGACGAGACTCCCGGCAGTTACACAATCAGTGCTAACGATTGGAAGATTGTAAACTTTAACGACCACTTGTTTTTCTTTCAACGTGGTTACGAGCCTTTAGTTTATTCTAATCATGCTGGTGTTGTAGAGAAAATGTCAACACACGCCCACGCTACTGGTGTTGCTAGTACTATGTACGGCCATGAGGTGTTAGCGGCGTATGGACGTTTGTGGACTGCAGACTTTAGCACTAACAAGTCTACCATTTATTGGTCTGATCTGTTAGACGGTGTTGCATGGTCAGGTGGATCTAGTGGCAACATTGATGTATCTAAGGTGTGGCCTGACGGTTACGACGAGATTGTAGCTTTAGCAGCACACAACGGCCTGTTAATTATCTTTGGTAAGCACAGCATCATTGTGTACGACGGCGCTACTTCTCCTGCCTCTATGACTTTGTCAGATACCGTAGCAGGCATTGGTTGCGTCAACAGGGACACTGTGCAGTACACTGGTACAGACGTGTTGTTCTTGTCGCACACAGGACTCAAAAGCTTTGGTAGAACAATACAAGAAAAGTCAATGCCTATCAGCAGCTTGTCCGGCAACATTACTAAGGACATCATTGCTGCACTACAGAATGAGACAGAGTTTTTTAGAACTGTGTACAGCCCTGAGGAAGGTTTCTACCTGATAACCTTTACTGGTCAGGATGTTACTTATTGTTTTGACGTGCGTAGTACATTAGAGAATGGATCATACCGCGTTACTCGTTGGCCTTCTACTAAGTTTACATCATTTACACGATTAGAAAACGGTACGTTGTACATTGGTACTAGCAACGGTATCAGCACGTACACAGGTTACAGTGACAACGGTACTGGCTATAGATTTAAGTACTACAGCCCAAGCTTGACATTTGGCGATAGCTCTAGAGTTAAGATTTTAAAGAAGTTAAAGCCTACTCTTGTTGGTGCAAACAACGCAACAGTGTTTCTTAAGTGGGCTTACGACTTTGAAACAACGTATGCTACTGCAGAGTTTACAGTAGGTAACCAGATTACTGGTTTTTATGGTGAGAGTGAGTACACCACCGTAGAGTTTACAGCAGGTCAGTTGACCAATGCAAGAGTACTTAATACAACAGGATATGGAACAAGTGTGCAAGTAGGGCTAGAGTCAGAAATAAACGGCTTTGCTTTGTCACTACAGGAGATTAACGTAATGGCTTTGATAGGAAAGCTACTTTAACGGGAGTAAGACATGGGACCTTTTCCAACAGTACAACCACCAACAGCAGAGGAAAGTTCTGGTAACGCTTTTACAGAAATGTTAAGTGGCTTAGGGTCTTTCCTTTCTCAACCAGACGTGCTTCTTCCGGGTGTTGTCGGTGGATTATTAACAGGTGAAGCATACGGGCGTCTTAGTGATATAGGACGAGAGGCAAGAACAGGTGCTGAAGCTCTTGCTGCACAACAAATGGAGCAGACACAGTTTAGACCATTTACTGTGACTACTGCTACTGGTGCTGGCATGGGTACTCAGGTAACGCCTGAAGGTGGTATTGAAACTACTATGGGGTTGTCTCCACAAGAAGTTGCTTTGCAGAATCAACTGTTAGGAGGTGCTGGTGGTTTCTTTGGTCAAGCAGTACAGCCTAGAGAAGCACGTGAGCAGGCTATCTTTGAGCGTATGCGTAGAGCACAACGTCCTGAAGAAGAACGACAACGTCTTGCGCTTGAAGAGCGTTTAGCAGGGCAAGGTAGACTTGGTGTTAGTTCTGCTGCTTATGGAGGCGCTACTCCTGAGATGTTAGCTATGGCTACAGCGCAAGAAGAAGCACGTAACAGAGCTATGCTAGGGGCTATGCAGCAGGCTCAAGCAGAACAAATGCAACAAGCAACATTAGGACAACAGTTCCTTGGTGCAGGTTACTTACCTCAGCAACAGCTTATGGCCGCTACTCAGCCTTCACAGCAATTAGCAGCGTTGCAGAATCAACTTCAAATACAAGGTGCTGGGTTGTTTGGTGAAGCAACTATGTCGGGTCTTGAAGCTCAGTTGGTTGCAGAACAAGCACGAGCTAACTTACTAGGACAAACAGGTACTGGTTTGTTACAAGGTGCGTTAACTCCTAGTACAACGTCAACTGAAGCAGCTATAATTCAGAAAATTCTTGGAGGCTAAACATGGCTAAGTTTTCACAAGCGTTCCTACAAGGATTGCTACAGCCTACTTATGGGCAAGGAATGTTTACTGCCGCACAACAAGCAGCACAACTTCCGGGTCAGCTTAGGCAGCAGCAAGCACAACAACAGCAAATGGAAGCATTGCGCTCTATGACGCCTATGCAACGTGCTCAGTACTCTATGCAAACAGCTAAGACTCCTGCTCAGATTACCGCTGCTCAAGCTCAAATGGACGCTGCTCAAGAAAGCATAGCTGCTGGTAAACAAGAACAAGCTGCTGCTGAGTTAAACAAGCTGTATCAACAGTACATAACTGAAAACGATCCTGAAAAAATTACTAGTCTTGAGACTCGTATACGTAGTTTGGCAACGGCTGCTGGTCGTGATGTTACTGCAGTAGAAAACCAACTACAAGCTGTGCGTAGTCGTAAAAAAACGCAAGCTACTAGTGAGCAGTTTGAGGCGTTCTTTGAAAAGTACGTACCGGATGATAGAAAAGAAGAGTATCGTGGTCTTACTCAGGCACAGATACTAAATCGTCTTGATCAAGATGCCGATGTAGAAGAAGCGAGAGAGTGGGCTAAGTGGTTGAACAAGAATACAATAACTGACGGTAATAGACAACAAGCTATTGATCTTGCAGTACAGGCATTTGGTAGTAGAGCCGCGGCAGAAGTAGCTAGAGCAGAAGCTAGTCAGCTGTCTAAAGCTAAAGAGTCTAAAGCAGAGCGTAAGCGTACTTTGTTAGTCACTTATCAAGGTAGGCAGGATCCTATGATGGCTGCTATGGGTCAGCCTGCTCCTACCGCAAAGCCAACTAAGCTAGAAATTTACCTAGACAAGGACGGTAACGTACCCGAGCGTATTCTTAATATGTTAAATGATACTGCAGTATCTGCGGTAGGTCAAGACTTTGATTATACGTGGAGCCTTCCAGTTCCTGAAACAGATGTTACTCCGCCGTTGCGTTCACCTACTCAAACAACAAGTACAGTTCCTACTCTTAATCAATTGATGGGTGGTTAATAATGGTACAGCTGGTCGTTAAAGAAGACGACACTAAGCAGACACCTACAGTAGAAAAACTATTAGAGAAGTATGGCAACACGCCTATTGATCAAATACCCGTAGATGATCTGTTAGTGATCTTTGGGGATACCCCTACCAATGAAATACCAGAGCAGGTTCGTGCTACTCTGATGAATGAGGCTGTCCAGCGCAGGGCTAAAAAGCTTGGGCCTGAAGAGGCTGGGTTTAGCGGTCTTACTTCTGCACAAGCAGCAGAGATGGCTCCGTTTGCTCCTGCTGGCATGGGCGTTCAACGTATCAATGCAGCATCTATAGCTGGTTTTAAAGACGGCCTAATGGATTCTCTTCGTGGTCTAGGCTTAGCACCTAAAAAGTCTCTTGATGAAGAGTTCGACACTAGAGTAGAACTAGCAAGAGCGCCTGAAGATTACTTCTCAGGCATGTTGACAGGTGCTGTTGCTGATCCTGTTGGTTTAGCTGTTGGTGGTGTGGGCGGTAAGTTAGCTGTAGCAGGCGCTACTAAAGCTTTGCCTAACGCTCCTAGAGTAGCTACTGCTTTAGGTATTACTGCTGGTGGTGGTGCAGAGGGTGCTGCTCAGGGTGCGCTTATTCCTGTATATGAAGAGTTCGGCGACAGTCGTTTAATGAATACTATTTATGGTGCTGGCATAGGTACTGCTTTAGGTGGCGCGGCTGGTGCTGTAGGGGCTGCCGTTACTCCACCACTACGTAAACCCGAAGTAAAACCAGAACTAGCTCCACAGCCTGTATCTTTACAGCCCACTGCCCTTGCTGGTCAAGACTACAAGCCGCGTATGAACAGACCTGTAGAGACTCTAGTTACCACTGCTGCTGTAGAGCCTACGCCTCAGGTTACTCGTTCTACTCCTGCTACGCTTAAAGTACAAAACATAGATCAACAAATTGCAGACCTTGAGCAGAAAGCACAACAAGTAGGACGTAAGAAGCGTAAGCCTATCGAGAAACAGATAGAGAAGCTACGTGTTACTAGGCAGAAAGAGCTTAATCAAGCCAATGAAAAAGCTGCTGTTATTAAAGAGAAAGTTGTTTCTCTGGAGAACCAGCTAGATAGACTGTCTCGCCGCAAAGAAGAGCTACAACCCGGAGAGGCTGGTGCTAAAGCTAGACAGGCTCGTGCAGAACGACGAGAAGAAGAACTGCAACAAGAAATAGATACGCTTACTGGCTTAGACTACTCACCTAATGGCGGATACGTTGTTACTATATCAGGCGTAGGATACGATAATCCTTTGCAGATTGTCAACAAGAAAAACAGATTAGAGTTGAACAATCCTACTGATGCAGAGATTAGTGTAAAGCTACCACCACCTAAAGAGACTGGTGATCCTGTTACTGATGCAGCAAACAAGTTAAATTATATTCTTAACTCTGATGATGCTGCTCCACGGTTAGGACTGGATGCCCCACCTAGTGCATCGTCTGCTGGTGTACGTCCTGCAGTACAGTATGCACAAGAAGTATCAGCAGGTGTTGATGAAGCAGCGGCGCGTCGGGCTGGTGAGATGCCGCCGTCTACTGCTAGAGATAGAGCAGATATGCCTGTAGGTAGGGACATAGGCAGACAGGAAGAAATGACCCAAGAAGAAACAGGTCGTCGTGCTGCATTGCTTGCTGCATCAACAGAACAAAAACAACGTCAACAAGCTAAGCAGATGGGCTTTAAAGACGAGGACGTTGACTGGGCTATTCAAAACCTTCCTACTATTTCTGAGCGTAAATTTACGTATGACAACGTAGAGCAAGCTGCTGCTAGATTAAAAGCAGGCCCAATCGGAAGGGACTATGATACACTCGTAGACTTTGTTATGGATTACGATGGTATATTTGGACCAGAGCAAATGGAGGCATTACGTCCTTTGTTTATTGAAGCTAATAATAGAGTAGATCAGACCCTGAAGCAGATGCGTAAGCTGAAGAAAGACGGTCAAGCTGATAGTGCTGAGATGGTTAAGTTAGTAGAAGACCTGTACTTTAATAATTATATTGCAGAAATGCAAAGAACTAACGGTCGTGCCGCTTCTCATGTATTACTACAAGCTAAAAAGACTAAGCGTTTTGTAGCAGAAAATACACGTCGTGTTAATCGCAATCAACTAATCACCAACCTGTTTGGAGTTAAGTGTGGCTAGAAAAGTTATATCAAAAGAATGTGAAGAAAGCGTTAACAGGCTCCTTTCTGCCGTTGACTCTATGCCTGAAGAGTTTGATTCTATACGTCCAGAAGTTATACGTCAGCTTCTTAATGACGGTGGATCTAAGAATTTTAATATTGCTACTGTTATTTCTGCTCTTCATAATAATGCGTTGCTTGCATCAACAGGTATGTTCATGGCTAACATAGGGTCAGCAATGGCTCAAGGTCTTTTGTACGTTCCTAACTCTATGATACGTAACGGCGCAGTAAATACCTATGCTGCCTATGCTGCTGTATTGGGAAAAGATGCACAACTAACTACTAACATGCTTAGGTACTTTAAGTCTGCTATGAAGACAGGTATTGCTTCTGATGTAGAAACAGATATTAGAATTGTAGCTGAACGTGCTGGCTTGACAGAAGAAAAACTAAAAGAAAAAGCTAAAGAAGCTTATGTTAGATCGTGGGCTGCAACAGACGATAGTATTACTGAAGCAGACATAAAAGCGTTTGTTGATTCTATTAACCTTACAGATCAAGAAGCTGTTAGATTTTTTTCTGACATAGAATTCATGGCAAACCAACGGGTGCCTGATAAACTAAAATGGATTACTATTCCTCAACGAGGTGCTGTTGCTATTGATGAAGCGGCTAAAGTATTTTTTAGAACTTTACGTGTTTCTGAAATGGCGCGTAAACAAGCACTTCAGCAGGCTAAGGTAACAGGAAGATCAGTTGATGAGTTACATGCTGAGTATTTTTCTGATGTGATGAATGCACATAACGCACGATATCAAGGAGAGATGGACTTAGCAAAAGAAATAGAAACTACTTCTAACTTTAAAGCTGTTCGTGGTGCTACTGCTGCATTAGAAAAAAAGACTAATGAATTCTTTAAGCCTTTGTTTGCTGACGAAGATATTCCTTACGAAGATATTAGAGAGTTTGCTTTAAACCTTACGTTCCAAAGAAGATTACCTAGCGATATTTCTATATCGGCTCCTGTAACAGGGCTGGTTAATTTATTAGGCAGGGCTAAAGGTAAGATGGGTAAGGAGTATTCTTTAGGAGAGAACGTAGCGGGTGCTGTAGTTAGTACGGCGTTCCCTTTTACTAAGACTCCGTATAACATTGCAATGGACGGTATGTCTTATACTCCTCTTGCATTGATACCTTTCTTTAGACCTAAAATTCTTAGAAAGAAAATGAGAGACGGTAAGATAGTTACTGAAGCTGGTTACCAAGAAGATTACTTAACAAGAGTGGCTATTGGCTCAGCGTTTATGATGGGTATCGGTACCTTGTTTGCTACACAGAATGAAGAAGGTCTTCCTTTTATAACAGGTACTCCTAAAGATTTAGAAGAAAGACGCAGATGGCAACAATCGGGTATACCTGAAAGGTCTGTTCTTGTTGGTGATGTCTATGTTCCTTTTGATCGCATAGAACCTATAGGAGGTTTTCTTGGTCTTTATGTAGACGTAGCAGAAGCTGTGTTTAGAGAAAGGGACTTTGAAGATCCTGAAGAAACTCCAGCAATAGACATGATTGATGAGATGATGATTGGTCTTCTTAATGCATCGTTAAATAAAACAGTGCTTGAGTCTGGTATACGTTTCTTAGATAACTTTAGATACTCAAACAAAAGTTTAGTTGAAGGGGCTATTGCTTCTGGTGTTGACATTAGTAAAGGATTTATTCCTACTGGTGTTTCTGACTTAGCACGTATTCTAGACGAAGAAGAACGCATAGCTAAAACAGCCTACGAGAAAATAATACAGCGTGTGCCAGGATTAAGAGAAACACTACCCGAAGCTACTCCTCAGTTTGAAGGTGTAGACATGAATCAAAATCTCTTTGAGATTATTACAAAGATGAACTTTGTTCCTACTAATCAATCTCAAGTGCAGAAAGAGATATACAGAAAAGAAGCTAACATTCCTGTTATTGATAGTGAGTTTGTTGGCGTGAAGCTAGATGGTAAGGAGTTGTCGTTACTTAGAGAGCTTGCTGCTCCTTATCAAAATGCAATGCTTGGTGCGCTGGTTACATCAGGTGAGTATAAACTAGCTGGTAATGAGTTTGGTGCATCAAGACAAAGAGTGTTAATAGAAGACTATGCTTCTCGTTCTGTGCATCCGGGTAGAAACAAACAACTACTTGCTAAGTTTATTCAGGAAGGTACTAAACGTTTTGGTCCTAACTGGGTAAGAAGTATACAGGCTAGGAAGTTTAACGAAAAGATTAGGCAGAAAGGATTACAAGACTCTCAGGAGTTTATGAATACTGTCTATTAAAAAAGGGGCCGAAGCCCCTATCAAGTTACAACTCACAGTTATTACCCGTGCAGGCTAACTGCTGAGACCCTTCCGTCATGTCAGAGTTCTCAGAGATGTTCCAATCAATCGTCTCTGGGAATTCCTCTTTCAGCTTCTCATAGGTCTCTACGTCGATGGGTTCGTAAGGAGCCTGTTGGTACGTATGTTCGGAATAAGGCAGAAAACTAACACCGCTTATCTTATCGAACTTGTTGTACAACCACTGACCTACCTCAAGAAACTCATCATCACGATAGTAACACGTCATTGATGGTTTGTGTTCACACCAATAGTCTTGGTATATCTCCCATAGTTCTAACTGTTCCATAGCACCCATCTCAGAGGCCACCACAGCCCCGTCAGGAGACTTTATAGGAAAGCTGAATACCTTGGTACTGGGTGACATTACATCGTCCTCTACGGGGATTCCTGCTGCTTCCAGTACTTGACACAACGGGTCTCTTGCATCTGCTCGTACTCGCCTGATGTACTGGTGTGCGTATCGTGGATGTATACCACTAGCAGAATCAACCAGTTGAGACACAGTACCGCTAGGCTTAACGGCGGTAATAGCAGTAGAAGTATTAATAGACAGTCTGTCAGCCCATGATTTATTCGTTCCGATAGCCTCTTCACGTAACTCAGTAAGCCATGTTTTGAGGACACCTTTATCTCTCCTTCCCGACAACGTCGGATGATCCATGATGCCTGTTAGTGATACACCAAGCAGTGCTTCTTCTTCAGTGTTGTTCTTCCACACCTTACGCAGGTAACGGAAGTCAGTCAAGGTAGCCTGTAAAGTTCCAAGGATAGTCGCAACACGAACTTTTCGTTTGAGGTCTGAGAGCGTATCTGTTGCCCTGACAACAACTTCCGATAGATTGCAGAATTGGTAAGGTCGTAGGATGATCTCGCTACATGGATTAGTTCCAAAATCATAGGTAGCATCTCGTCGCTCGTTCTTTGCAGCTTGTTTTTGACTTGCGACTCTAGAGAACATACCTCGCTCTCCTGATCGGGACTCGTATAAACTTTTCCACTCATTTAAAAATGCCTCAAAGTCTGGCTTCTCTGTGTAACATGCACTGTTGTTGGCTAGGCCACGCTGCGGATTGTCTTGCCACCACTGGCCTGACTTGCATCGTCGGAGTCTATCGTCAGTGAGGTTAGACAGACTGATGTAT